ATATAACCTATTAACCAGCGAATGTTGCACCAGTTGGAAGGATGTTGAAATCCAACTTGATGAATTCGGCGGTCTTTGTTGGTTGGAGATACAATGAGCCAACCAAGAGATTACGGTCAATTACATCTGGTGTGTTATTACTTTCATCCATAATTACACGGAATGCGTAGAGACCTGAGCGTTCTTGGACATTTGCCAAGAATGGATTTACGATGTTGAGGAAACGACGACGAGTTGTTTCAACATTTTGTTCGAATACGAGGAATCGTGCTGAACTTGCGATAAACTTCTTCACAGTGATAAGGAGACGACGAACGTTTACACGGTCAAGTGCTGATGAACGGCGTTGGAGTGTTTTTTGTCCCCATACACAGATACCTTGTCCTGGGAATTGTGCGATTGGATTGACCTTACCTTCGTACAACGAATCACGTTGTGATTGTGCCAAACGAACCTTAACTCCTGCTGCTCCTGGAATTCCACCACGATTCAAACCTGCTGGTGCGAACCATTCTGCTGAAGTGTTATCACTGTATGCGTATACTTCTGGGAGAACTGCTGATGGTGGAACAAATGCATATTTGTTTGTATCTGTATCCAACACCTTTACCCAAGGATAGTATGTTGCTGCGTAATTACTATCAATTAATGCTGCGGTATTAACTGCTTCTGTTACTGTTGCACTTGCGCCTACAGTATCCATGATGTAGAAACAATCACCACGAGTTTCACAAACAGTCAATGCGTAATTTGCAATATATGAATGGTCATTGTAAATAACACCAGGTAATACTAACAAGTTAATATCAAATGCATCTGGATTTGAAATTGCATCCAATGCCTTCTTATATGCACGTGAACCTGCACTTGTTGATGTACTTAAGTCAAATCCTTGTGTATTTGTTGATGTAATACCATCGTACATATTAATTAATCTTGCTGGATTGTCACCATCAAATCCACCTTGAAGTGGTACTGTGAACTTAAGTGATGATGCCAATGTTGGTGCGTTACCAGCGAGATATTGTGCAACTGTCTTATTTGTTCCTGTTGCGTCATACAATTCATTTGATGGTAGATTTTCAAGATTGAAATCTGAACCACGAGTTACTGAACCACTTGGAAGTGGTGCTAAGTATGACATATTTGTTGTTGGAACATCTGTATATTCAAATCCGTAGAATGCGTTACTATTGTATGTTGCTGTAGTACTGTATCCACGTGAGCTACCAGAAATCCAATTTGATGTAATGTATGTTGGTGCTGGTACTGCTGAACCAGAGTATCCAAGAGGTGACTTTAATGCTGCAAATCCAAATGGTAATGCATCTGCCGATACATTTTCTGAACCATCTGCCATTTCAACACGAATATATGCTGAATTATTTCTAAAGTCACCTTCAAAATAGCGTTCACCGGTATTTGGATCTGTTACAGGTGCACTATTACCGATACGACGAGCAATGAAGTTTGCATCATCTGGATTTAGTGTTAAGTTATCATATTGTTCCAATACACTTGGTGTTGCATCGGTATCGTTAAAATCACGTACTTGAAGTGTGAAGGTTCCGTATGCACCAGATACAATTGCTTTCTTTGGACCAAGGATACTAACTTTAACTTGCTTGTTTGCAGATGTACCGTCACTTAATGTGTGTACCTTGAACAAGTTTTGATTTACATTACCAAGTTGTTGTGATTGAATCCAAGGAGTAGAAGCGTGACTATAAGTTCCGTTTGCACTACCACTGAAATTTAACAAATCAGCACTTAATTCTGCTTCAATTCTCACAGATGCACCACCACTTGTGATTGCTTCTGGGAAGATGCCGTAGATGTATCCACCCTTTGCACCTGTTGGACCAAATCCAAAGAAGTTTCCAACATAACCACCTGCTGCGGTAGTTGATGTTAGTGATGTTGCAGATGTAGCCCCAACTACAGATGCGGTATAGAACACACTAAAGTTTGTTGATGTTCCACTACCACTTATTCCTGTAATGTCGCTACCAGAAACAGTAGGATGAATGATTGCGTACACAAATGAACCACTTGTACCAGTTGCTTTAAGAACCGCTGGTGTGTGGTTTGTGTTACTGTATCCGTCTAGACCAAGAACACGAACAACAGTTGCTCGTCCTGATTCACGGAGATAGTTCTTTACAGTCAATCCTAAGAATGACTTATTATCTACACCAAACTTGTTTTCGAAATCTTGTTGACTTGTAACAACGGTTGGTATAAATGCTGGTCCTTTTGGTGTTGGACCGATAAATGCACCAGCAATTTCACCAACGCCTTGTTCTAGGAAACTAAGGTCACGTTCTTGTGTGAAAACGCCAGGACTAACAATGCGTTCTGCTGCCATACGGAATCTCCAATATTACTTATTTTTCAGGGGTGAATACACCAGTTTCAACATCCAAAGAACCCATTCCATACTTCGTTAATAATTCGTCAACTAACTCTTTTTCTTTACTTAGTAACGTTTTGTACTTTACTATTTCGTCTGCTAACTTTGACTTTACCGATGTTAAATCTTCTTCCATCAAATCGTGAGTCAACTTCAATTGACCAACAGTTGATATCACACCGATAATTTCCTCACGCAAACTTTTAACAGATGACAATTCCTCATCTGTTATCTTTTTTACTTCACTCATATAACCTCCTTAAATATATTCGTACTCGTATTATAAATATACGTTATTTTACTCAAACAATGGTTTTAACCTTCTTCTATTTCAGTAAAAGTAACAATTTTTTTAACCGAGTATCTCTGCTGTGCTGTCTGTATAGTCTGTCCCGTTTTACCTACCATTTTCTCTGGGAGTAGGTATGCCGATACATTCAAATTAAATGATGTTCTAACCAATCTGTCTTGAACGTTTGGTAAAACGGTATCTGTTTTATATTCGTTTACACTTGTTCTAAACTTATACTGACCACGGTTACCCCAGTATTCGTCATCTTCAAATGATACTTGTTCTACAAGTTTATTCATTTGCTCCACATACTCAGTCCAAATCATACATTCATATGTGAGGTCAAAATAGTCAGGAGTTACTGTTGTGACATACTTTTTTACTGGTTTGATGCCGTTTACTGCAGCGAATCTATCGTATGGATTATACCTATTCCAACCAGTTTCAAATTGACGTTCTAAATATTTGTTGACTGGTGAATTTTGCCTCATATTCTTTTTTAGTGTAGTTCTACGAAGCATGATTATTGGTAACTGTATTTTATTAAATTTATCACGTAAAACACCATCTTTCTGAATACTTTTCCATCGTTCAGGATTACCATAGATAATAGGTACTTTGACCGACTTTCCATCTTGTGTTACAATCGGTTCTATTCGTTCTGATAAATACTTTATAAGCGTTTCATCGATTGTAAGTAAAGTAACAGTAATCGGTGTGGTATTTTGGTCACTTTTTGTGTCATTTCCACGATTTTGATGTTCTGTTGGAACTTGTAAATCGGTAGCTTGCGTAATTGGATCCGTTACTTTTCTATTGTTATATTCCGCCATACATTCCAGCCTCCTCAATTTGAATACCACTACGACGAGTGAGATGTGCGATACATAATAATGAAGTAGAATATTCAGGTTGACCTGCTATTAGTTGTGAATCTTGGGTTATATCTATTTCATAAAATAATCCATTGTACCCCACAATATCTCCTGGTTCTGGATATGTGTCTACTATTTGTAGCATACTTCGTGAGAATCTAAATTCAACATTTTGTGTAACATCAACACCAAATCCATCTCGTGTTTCTGTTTGTACTTTTGGGTATTTTACCAATGCTTTTAGTTCTACCCCAGTATAACGAGTTTTTTCTGTTGCTTCGCCGTATAAGTTTACAGGAGTGGTTTGTAGTGCAATTTTATATAAAATAACATCTACGTCCACCACATCAAACAAAATTTCACGATTGATGTGTTGAAAAAAATTAAAATCTTTTTGAGATACGAAACGTGGCATATTATCCTATGTAGATTAAAGTTGGCACTTTATTAAACATTTCTTGCATCATTTTAGCATTTTCTGCTTGTTTTTTCATTTGTGCTTGTAATCCGGTTTGTTCTAACGTGTCACGAATTTCTTTAATGAGTAATTCACGTTCGTCCTTTCCTTCTCTACGAAGAAGGTCACCATCCAATTTAATTATTTGGTCTGGAATAGGTACATTGTCGTATTTTCCACGTACATTACCCAATGTTTCTTTTGCCAATGCTAATGTATATCTAAAAATCCAATTTTTACCAATAGAATTTATTGTGTAATACGGGATATGACTGTATGGTACATTTGAATAATCTGCAACTATTGCACTTGATGTATTGAATGTTTGATTTGGTCCTTGCTTATCATCGACCACCATATAATCAAACCAAACAGTAGCTTCTTTTTTAAAAATTGGAGAAAAACGAATAACATTATTTGATATTTCAAATGAGTATTGACTTTTACGAATCATATCGTTAACTTCGATTGCTTGAATACGAAGTAAATCTTCGTAAGCGGGCATCATCACGAACGTAACTGGTGGTGAGTATCCGTCGAACCCAAATTCACTCATCAAGTTGGTCAAACCAAGACCCGTGGTTGCAAATGGGTCATAATAACGTGCTACCGCGGATGGCATATAGTGATATACACGACGAATTTCGATTGCTTTTCCTCCTTCGTGTGCATCTGACCACAACGTTTTTAAATCATACGATTGAGTATATGCGGAAGCTGATATGTATCCTTTTTTAACTTCCACATCACCACCAGATTGTGCCTCCGTACCATAATCCGATGCGATACGTACTAATTGTTGTAGTGCAGTTCCTGTTATATTCTTTTGTGTTAGTGTACTACCAGTTGACAATCCTTGAAGTGTAAGCATATGTTCACGAGCTTGAAACTGGTTTACTTGTGAACCGTATGTCATTATTGCTTCTTCAAAACAAGTATATATCATTTTGTCAACTAGTTCGACATCCAACACAGGATATCCCAATCTATTAGCAACATAATTTGCTATCTTTGGTGCATCGGATTGGAAAATTGCATCATCATCGAATAATCCAAATGGTGTTATTCCACTAGGATTTACTGGTGTCCCATCATAAACTATTGGTTCATCACTTAATATTGCCATATTAATCTCGTGAATAGAAAAACTCTTAGTATAAATAGTAGTTTGTTTTATATAAAAAGAAAAAGGGGTGACCTTTCGGCCACCCCAATTTCTAATGTACTACCCTTTTACATCAATTAGATTGTTGCCAATCCGTCGATGTAAATCTTACCGAAGAATTCTGGACGTACGATCTTCTTCGCGTAGCGGGTCATTACGCCTCTACGTGGTGTGAAGTTGTTTGGATCGTATACCAATGGAGTCATGATAAGTGGGATATATGGTGCGTATACTGCGCCGGTTTCTAAGAAGTTAGAACCGCGGAAGCCCATTAACATTGTGTTTTCAGTCATGTATGGGTTCTTGTAGATTGTGTAACGGTTTTGGAATGAACCAACCTTTGTTACACCACCTGCGAATTCCATCTTATCACCGTCTGTTGCTGCCATAAATCCTGGGATTGTTTCGATGATTGTTGCAACGGTTGGTGATACTACTGCGAAGTTTGCACCACCTCTCATTGTC